GCAGCTCATACGAACCGCCCAGCGCATTCGGGTCGGTTTCATGGTAGCTGCTGTAATGGTTGTCGAGGATGTCGCCGATAAAAACGACGTGGTTGCAGTTGAAGTTTTCGTACTGCTCCACGCAGAACTCGAAATAACCGTCAAGCTCGAAAGGGCAGTGCAAATCACCTACGACCAAGATGCGCCGTTCGTTTGCCCGGATGAAGTCCAGGGCTTTTACCTGCTGCGCGGTTAATCTTGGCCGGTGTGGTTTAATCATACAACCAAATTACGTCTTCGTCGTGGCTGGCATCATACGAATTGTCGACGTGTATGAACGTCTTTGCGATGCCTATGCGGTTGAATCCGACTTCTAATAGCGCGCCCAAGATGTAGCAACGCTTCCTGGAATCCACGCAATGAATATCAGCAGCGCAGCCCATGGTATGCGCGCTGTTCGGTTTGCCGCCGACTTTCTTGTTGTGTTCTTTGGTACGGTAACCGCTGTTGATTTTAAACGGTACGCCGGCTAAGTGCCTGGCGCGGTCGAGCATCTCCAAAAAATCTTCGTCCATCATGTGCTCGCCGCTGCCAATTGCGTCGGGGCTGTCGAATTCATGGTAGTTGAAGTATCTCATGAGAAAACGATTCCAAGGGCGGCAACTGCGATAATCAGATCGGCGATGTCGGCGCGGCCGTATTCGCGCGCTTTGTACACCATATTCGCAAATACCGTAGCCAAGATAATGAAAATCATTCGGCGTGCAATTTGGCCAACATTATCTCGATGTTGTGGACGGCCTGCAAAAGTTCTTTGATGTCGCGCTTCAGTTCGTCCTGATGCAGCTCGAGTTGAATCACGCGGCTCTTAAGCCGTGCGACCGTGCTGTTGAGGTTCACCCAAACACCAACGATACCTGCAATGATTGGCAGCAATGCCATCGCCATCTCATAAATCATTTGTCCTTCTTTTGAATAATATACCAGTTGCCATCTTCGTGGCCCAAGATAGTGATGCCATCATAAGCGCGATTGAAATCGTAACTGATTGCGCCGTCAATCGTTGTACTCGTATCGCTAGGGTCAGGCAACAGCGTCACGTAGGTGTTTGCGCTTATCGTGCCGTCACTATGGAACATAATGGCACGGCCTTTGCTCTCTGCAATCGGTGGTAAGAAAATTCTGCCAAAGCCATTCGCGCCTGACCACGTGTTGAATATGTGCCGGTCCGTATCGTTCACAGATTGCGTAGAAGCGGCTCGGCTTTCGATAACTCGAACAACGCTCTGGTCACGGCTGCCCCATTGTGCAACGCCATCGCCGCGCCGCTGAAGCTCGGAACGGTACAACCCGGCCGCCGGGCCTATGGGGTCTTCGGTTATTGGCGTATTGTCGTGAATCGGCGAGCCTTCAAAGCCTGTAGTTGTCGAGGTATCGCGAGCGAGCAAAAACGCCTCGACTTCGTTGGTTAAATCGCGCGCCGTGTAACTCATCTCGAATAACGCATAGTCGCCGTCCGTGTCGTCGATGACTTGCCAAGGGTAAATAATTGAGCCGTAAACGCTGCCGCGCTGTACGCGCGTCGCCTTGCGCTGGCCGCCAAGTATTTCCTGCACGCCCAGGCGGTTGATGCCTACGCCCGTAGTAATATGGTTGAGGCTTTGCCACTCTGTGACGCTTTCCACCGCCGCCGAAATAATCACGCCCACGATGCCGTCAGCGTTTACGCTTTCCGCGTCGCCGAATAGCACTTCGCCCTGGTCAATGCTTCCGCGTGCGTCGTCGCTGTTAGTAGCGGTAAATTCTACCGTGTCGCCCAACGCTTCGCCTGCGATTACGTCAGCTCGCAACACTACGATTTCGTAATCTGCGTCGGCCGTGGCAACGTATGCCGTGGCGTTGTTTCCGTCGTTATCGCGTCCCAATAGGTCAACGCGCACATCTAAACCCGTTTCGTCGGTGGCAAGGGCAGGCGTTTCAATAAACAAGGGTATTGAAAAGCTGCCGCCTTCGTTTACGTCGAAAATGGGGCTGACGTATTCGTAGTAACTAAGCGAGCTTTCCCAGCTCAGCGCGCCGTATTGGTGCGACGTGTACACCAGAACAGAACCGGGTTCCATGAACAGTTCATTGGAAGTACCGGTAAACGTTACCTCCCGCTTCAGGTACTTCGTGCTGGACTTAATCAAGATACGCAGCATAACGCGACCGACGCGGGCGTTTCCTGTCGTCGTCCCGTCGCCGTCGAACTCGTAATTGAACGTCCCCGAAATGGCGAACTGCGTGCCGGTGTTGTAATCAATGTCGGTATCGCTTTTCGTGGTCCCGAACTCGGCTTCCGTGTAAAGGTTGTCCAGGATAATAGGCCAGTTGCCGTTGTAACGTCGCGTGCGCATCACCTCTTTGAGCGGCGGCAAGTACGTATATTCGTAGCCGTTGAGCCGTTCGAACGTGCTATCGAAGCTCTTTGCCGCTGCTAGGCTTTGCTGCGTTATCGCCGTGCCGTCTTTGTACGTGCCTTCCACGGTTAACGTCGTGCTGTACTTCTGCGCGCCTACAGGCAAAAACCAAAATTTGCCCTGCGCTTGGAAGATTCGGGCATTGAATACCTTGGCCAAGCTTTCCAGCACCGTAAACGCGCTGTAATATTGATTGTCGTTGTTGTTGTCGGGGTTGTAAAGCCCGTAATGGCTTATCCTGGTATCATTGAGCTGGTTGCTGCCCGTGTATGCCGGGCTGCTCGCCTTAAAGTCGTTGACGTAATACAGGAAATCGTCCGTTGCTCCCCAAAGCTGCGTCGAACGCAACTTGTTTAAACAGTTCAGCAGATGTTCGACCACGGATTCCGTGCCCGTGTACGCCGTCCCTGCGTTGTTGTAGTCGATATTTTGCAGGTTGCCTAAATCGTCGGCCGCTGTGATCGTGTTGGCGACCGGGAAGTATTCGAAGGGCCGTACTACCTGTTCCGGGTACAGCACGCCGCCCCAAAAAAAGTCATTCGTTCCGTCCGGGTCTTTGTAGATGCTGACGCTGAAACGCTGTTCCGCAGCCGTGGCCAAGTCGTCCATGAAGCCCGTATGTACGCTGTTTTCTTCCATCAACGTAAATGTCACCTCGCTGCCAATTACGGGTTGGTATCGGTCTTCGTTGTTACCGGAATAGCGCAGCACGAAGCCGTCAGCCCCAAGCACGAACGTTTGAGTTGTCCCGGTGAAGTTTGCGTCGTGGATGTTCACGCGCCAATCGCCGCCTAGGTCGTCGGTGAATTCGCTGTATAGTCGGATCGGGTCAGCCATTAAAATCCTCTTACTCGGTTTCTGTCAATTGCATTTCGTTCGCTCGTTAACAAGATGTCGCGGCCGCTAATCTTGCCGGTAACTTGTACGGCTTGCCCGCCCAGCATTCCGCGCAACTTGTCGAGCGGCGCGATTACTTCCGGGTTCGTACTTGCGCCGGGGTACTCGCCGACAAGGCCCATAGTTGGGCCGCTGACTATGCCGCCATCAGCAAATGCCGTCAAGCCTCCCACAAAACCTTCGAGCATCGAAAGGCCAGCGACAATAAACGCAGGAGCTGCCAATCCACCGCTCGCCAAATTGGCCGCGTTGGCTGGGCTGGTCGCGTTTGCGATTACGTTCATCTTTGCCATGTTTATCAGTGCCAGGATTGCATCCTTGACAAGTCCACGAACGGCCTTTTTTGCGTTCTCGGCTTTCTGCTCCATAGCCTCAAGCGGCGTTATCAACCCTTCTTCCAATGCGCGTTTGATTTCAATGCCTTGGTTAACCACGTTAGCGAACGCGTTGCCAATCGTGCCGCCGACTTGCTCCACCTTGCCGGCCAATTCCGTAAACTTGGCGGCCATCTCGTCGGCCAATTCCTGCGCTGCAATTTGCCCAGGCGACAAAACCGAAGGCACTTCAGCCAGCATATTAAAAAGGAATCCAAGGCTTTGATTGGTCTTGTCCGTCGAGTCGCGAACCGGCTTCCATATATCGGTATCGGGGACTTCCTCCAGCTTGTTCATGAGGAAGCCCAACGTTTTGCTTTTGTCCTTGAGTTTCTCGGTTGTTTCCTCAGTGCTGTTGCCTAAGTTGGTAACGCTGACGCTTGCGTTGTTTGCTTCGTCGGCCTTTTGCTTCAGCTTCAACGCTACGCCTTCCTCAAGCTGCTGCATCGCGGCAAGCTCGGCGTTGGCCGTTTCCAAAGTTTCTGCCAGTTTCTTGAGGTCGCGGGCCGCTTGGCTGCCTGAACTGCGCTTGTACTTTGGCAAGGCTTCCAGTGCCGCCTTTTGTTCCTTCAGTTGCTCGACGTATGCACGCTGCGCTGTTACCGCGCCTTCGATGCTTGCCGCTTGCTGTTCCAAGTCCATGCCGGCCAAGCTTTTCTTTAGGTCGTCGACTTTGTCACTTCCTTCGCTGCTGGCGTTGTTCAGCATGATAACCGCGCCAACGACTAAACCAATCGCAGCGGCAACCGCCCCGAATGGGTTGGCAAGCATCGTAGTATTGAGCAAAGCAAACGCGGCGCGCGCCATCTTGATGCCGCTTACAAGGTTGGGTAAGATGATCAGCACCGGGCCAATGGCTGCGGCGACTCCAGCAATACCCAAGGCAAGCGTCTTTGTTCCGTCGCTGGTGTTTTGCAGGAATTGTACAAATGTCTTTAGGCGGTCAACGATGGGCCGCAGGTACTGAACTAACAACTTGCCAATTTCTTCCTGCAAATCGCCGAACGAATTAGCGAGCTGCGTGAACCCGCCGTCGGCTTCGGCTGCTGCTTCCGCGCTGCCTCCGTACTGCTTGTTCAGCTCGTCCAGGATAATCGTTTGCGCCTCGGCAAGCTGGCCCGTTTCGGCAAGGCTCTTAATTACCGCCTTTTGGTCTTCGCTGAACTGGATGCCCGAACGGCTCAACGCGCTCAGGTTGGCAACTGGATCGTTCAACGCCTTGCCCAACTGGATACTTGCGCCCTTCAGGTCGCCGTCCAAGCGCGTCGCCAAGTCCAGGGCCGCCTGCTGCGTGCGTGCGAAGTTTTGGCCGCTGATATTGGTAAACGTCAAAAGCTGCGCCGTTGCGTCCTTCAAAATCACCTCATCGCCGAACAGTGTTTTGTTCTGCAAGTCGCTGGCCATCTTTTGCAGTTCCTGCGAAGTGAACCCGACTTGCCCGGCCGTGGACTTTAAACCGGCTTCGACCTGTGCAATCGCTTTGTTTTGCTCACGGAATGCCTGCACGCTGGTCGCGCCCATGATGGCAAGCGGCGCGGTTATGCCTACCGTTAGATTGCGCCCAAGGTTCTGAATTTCGCGCGTGTTTTTCGCAATTGCTTTGCGCGCGTCGCCTAAGCCCTGATTGAGCTTGGAAGTATCCGCGCCAACTCTTAAAATTAAGTCCCCTAATTTCGCCATGCTTATTGTGCTAACTGTCGCAAGATACTAAAGCCGTCGGCGGCCTTTTCTTTCTTCTCCCATGGGAACGTAGCCAGGTCTTTGGGCGTTATCCGTTTCTTTACGTGTGGGTTGACTACGATGGCGGCAAGCCAACGCGTGCGCTCCCATTCTGCCTTCTCGCGTTCCTCGATTTGTTTGTAGTGGCCGCGCATGGCGTTACCGAATTCGGTGAACGTCAAATCGTAAAGCAAAAAAGGGGTTAGACCCAACTGGCCCAACCCCATTTCCTCAATCTCGTCCCAACTCAACGGCTTGCCTTGGCCCTCGTTTTTTTTTGAGTGCCCATGCAGTCCGCAACGGTTTTGCTAAGTGCAGGCAAGTCGGCAATTTCAATCAGTCCCAGGAAATCGTCAACGTCCATTTCGAACGCCATGCCTTGCGCCTTGCACCCTTCCTGAACGAAGTAATAAACCAGCTCAGGAATAAGCGTTACGTCGTTGCTGTCAACTTCGGCAACCTTTTTGCCGGTGTTGTCTTCAAAGCGTTTCCAAGCTCGCATGGTAGCGCGAACCGGGAACGTCTTGCCGTCGAGTTTAATTTCAATCATGTAGCGAAGTTATTACGCAATTACCTCGCGAACAACTGTGCCTGTCACTTCGATTGTCATAGAAAAGCCTACGTTGTCTTCTACGCCGGCTGTCTGCTCAAGGCTGGTGATGTAGCCCGCAACGTCGAACTGCTCGTCGCCTGCGTTTGCAGATGAACCCGAACCCGTGTTCGTGAAGATTACGTACAGCTTGTCGCCTGCAATTTGGTGGTCGACCAAAGCGTTGAAGCCGTTTGTTGCGTCTTCTGCAAACAACCCGGACAGGCTCAAGCTTGCCGACTTAAGGCCGGGCAAAAGCTCGCGCCAACCGCCGCTTGTCTTCGTTGTGATGTCGCGCATATCCGTACTCATGGAAATGCTGCATTCGGTTACGTGGTCTACTACTACCTCGCTGTCGTCGGTCGTGCCCAAAAAGACACGGATGGACGAACTGTTAATGATGCCAGTTGTTTGGGCCATTATTTCTTAGATTTTTTTGGTTCTGTCTTTTCGGGCTTGTCCAGGTATCCTCCGGCCTTCAACTTCGCAGCGAATTTGTTGGATACGTCTACAACCGTTCCGGCTGGCCATTTCCAGCCGTCCTTGTTGTATGGTTTTTGGATTGTTACCTTCATGGGTGCAATTTAGTGATATTCATTTTTACAGTCCTGCGCGCATGGCAGCGAGTTCGCAGTGCCGTGGCTCTATGCTGTCCAGCGTAGTTACAAGCAGCTGACCGATTGGCCGCAGCGTGCCTTCCTTGTCGTTTGCTCCAAGCACCGCGCTGACGGAATGCGTGCCGAACTTGCGGCCTTGCTTTGTGATGCAGGCGCGGTTCAGCAGTTCCGCCGCCAAGACGCTCAGCACCTTGCTCATGGATCGTGCAGCTTCATATACTTCGCGCTTCCACATCCTCGGCCTTTGCGCTGTGTACGCTATGGCGAGCAGCGTGCCGTACAGCAAACCGACGGGCATGGCTACGCAGGCGAGCGCAAACAAGGCTACGGTCTTGACTGCTTTGGTAATCACAGCGTCGATATGTA